CATGTCCAGGCATGTTAGCTTTGCCTTGCTTTTGTTCTAGTCTTTGATAGTGTCCTATCTTATTTGCTCTCTTTGGAGAACCTTTTTCATATCCTGGACGCTCTTTAAATTCTCTTCTAAACTCAGTGATCCTATCAATGATTTCTTTTTCAGGTTTGTCTGTAAGAACCATTAATAAAAGTTCACTAAGAAACTCCTGCATGAACACTGGAGTATCAGATCTACGCAAGTCTAAGCCCATTGCTTTCACCTTGCCAGGCTTTCCTTCTGTATCTGTTCTAAATCCTTCTAAGTCATACACAAGAGCCGCATATCTTTTCTTTGTAATGTATAAGCCACTTTCTGCTACAATTTCTCTACCTGCCGCAATAACCTCTGCTCTACTCTTAGGACAATGAAATGCCTCGGCCATAAACTTATCAAATGTAGAGTTCGCCGCTTCAGCTACCTGATCATACAATGTGATTACATTTTCTTTACTCCAAGGAATCTTACCAGCATCTATATCTTTTTTAAGTATAGGAAAAGCACTGAAATACACAGAATCTGTATCACCATATATAACCGCATCACCTACATGATCATATGTTCCTGTAATTACCTTGTTAACTTCTGCTGACATGTGTTTTACAATAGTTCTACCACTCAGTGTTGTGCTTTGTCCAATACGTTTATCAAAGAATCTACAACCTGGATTAAGAATAGCACCATATAAACTATTTAGGTTAATCTTCTTAACAAGTTGTCTTTTATCCCAATATTCTATTTCAATCTTATTGTTGGCATCTTTCGCTTTTTTCAACTGTCCTTGTAATTCTTTTCTTTCTTGATACCAACGTTTAAGCAATCCTGGAATCACACCTTCGTGTTCAGTTGTAAAAATCGTTCCATTAGAAGAAAGCATCCAAGGTTTGTTGCTTTCAAAAATCATTTTGTATATTTCAGCACCACTTAATACATCTTCTTGGCCACTTTCCCAGTCCACAGTAATAGCAACATCTCTTTTCTGTTCCATAACTGCTTCATATTCTAGTGTTCCGAACTTACCTTCCCAAGCACCAGCAAACGATTTCTTTTGTAAGTTCATAGCTTCGTTCAGATATTCATCTGTAAGAGTCGGGCGTAGTTGACCAACAATGGTTGCTGGATCCATGTTCAAAGCTCTAATTACCGAAGGATACAGTGAATTCAAGTCCATAGAGCCTATCCATTTATGAAGTCCTTTTTTAGGAAAGGCAACATAAGCACCAGCGGCAGTTGTAGCTTCTGGATCACGTTTAGGCCTATTAGGCACTCGCATACCACGTCTGTGTGCTTCGTTTACAATAGCTTGTTCTGTAACTGCGACAGCACCCATAGTGGTCTGTAGCAAAACAGTATTTGCGTGTGCTAACTCGTTACTTAGATCTATAAATCTTAGTTTTTTGTCCAGCTTGTCCAGTAGTGCAACGTCTTGCCGGTTGTATTCGATGAATGTTCGGAAGTCATTGTTATAAAGTTGATCGAGCGTACCTTCATACACAGTTTTCTTTTCACCAACTTCAAGTTCACCAATGGCATCAAGCCTGTAAGTGTGTCTTTCTTCATATGTATATTTACGATAAAGTTCCAAACTATCTAAATGCACTCTGCCTACTAGGTCATAGGTTTCAGCTGATTTGCCATACTTCTCATATTCACGTTTTTTAGGAAGTTGTTTCCATAAACAAAAACGCCTAGTATCATCTTTGCTTAGAACTCTACTAACTCTATTTACCGTATAAGGGATATCATAACCCTCACTGTTCCAACCAGTAATAATATCACTGTCTTCAATAAGATCTAAAAATGCTTGAAGCATATCTGCTTCTTTTTCAAATAGAACACATTCTTCACCCCATTCCTTACACTGTTCTTTAGCTTCTGCCATTGTTAGTGTTTTGGGAGGAACTGCAAGTGTAATAAGTGCATCAAGCCATTGTAAGTGTACAGTGATTGCAGTGATAGGCATGAATGGATCGCTAGGATCAGCAAAGCCTCTTTCTGGATCAAAGTCAGTTTCAATATCAAAGAATGCAACATTTAACTTTGGAGCATCTTGATTCAAATAGTTTTCACTTAAACATTGGAATATAGGATTAATATCACTTTCGAAGAGTTTTCTTTTGTTGTTAATTGCAAGTTCTTTTCGGAAATCTTTTGTTGACTTGCTTACAATTCTTGTAATTGGATCACCATAAATGCTTCTATGCTTTCCTTTTGGATCATCATAATAGAAAGTATACTTTACAGGATATTCTGTGTAAAGCCTCTTACCGTCATTTCTTTCTACAACTCGAATAATATCTGCATCTCTGTCAAAGTATGCGTCTACGTAGCTCATTTATTTTCCTCATACAAAATATCATTTATGTTTCCTGCCAATACATATCTTTTTTCGTTTGCAGGATATACCTTGTGGTGCAAACAAGACGGAAACATTACTATCATTTTATTATACACTGGAAGATGTTGTTCGTAAAGATTATTGATCTCCAAAGTACGATCTTCTACCTCTCTTTTTACAAAAGTTAGAGGACTTGATTCATTTCCACATTGTAAGTAATACACCCAACTGAATCTTGAAAGTGTTCCGTGTTCGTGTTGCTGACTAAATTGTCCTGGCAAGTATTCTTGAAACCAAACATTGGCATCTATGTGCAGATCATCTGCACTAAAAGAATTAGATTCAGTTATGAAGCTTGGTCCTCTAGGAGGGCAAATGTTTTTACAATACCAAAGATGTATTTCATCCATTATGCCTTTTAAAACATCTTGGTGTTCTATGTGTGTATACCAATTTGTTTTCCAGCATTCGTTTGGATTTGCATCTTCGTTGCTTTTTACTTTTAAAAAATGTTGGATTATTTTATTGTCTTGTTCTGTAGTCCGATTTAATTGACCATGTTTCACAGTCAAAGGGTGCGAAATATAGAATGTGCTAGAACTATAGTTATTCATTTACTCTCCACGTTGCTTATGGCCAACGAAACCTTTCTACATGCCCGCCAATCGGCCTAGGGCGTCTTATAATAGTATTTAACTATTTGTCTTTGCCAACAGTTGTAACCAGAGTCTCTAAGTCCTCAAAGTCGTCAGCAACTTTATGCCAGTCACCTTTATGTGCTACTTTGATAGCTTTGTTAATCAATGCAGTTTTCACATTAAGTTCTTCTGAAACTGCTTTTACAGTTTCTTTTAGACCTTCTTGAAGGTCTTGGATCTCTTGTAATACTGTGGCACCTTCGTTTACAAGTCTTTCTAATTTTGCTTTTTCGTCTTGTCCGTAAACTCGATCGCTCATATTATTCTCCTAAGTATTTTGTTATTATATATTATGCTTTTGCAAATGTCAAGCTCTTTAGTTCTGGCTAATGATATCAAAATTACCAAAATGCTTGTAATTGGAAATGTTTAATAAACTACAAAGGCTTTCGTATACACCAAAAGCATGACTTATTTCAATTTTGGTTGTAGAGTCAGAATTTCCCTGCACTTCTAATAGTAAATTGTTATTTTGATACCATTTTATAGATCCAAAATTCTTATTCCATGTATCATTTACATTGTTTCTAAAAATTGATTTATCTATATTTTGTGCATGTCTTAGAACCAAAACTTTTTCTTCATCGATAACTGCTGGTTCTATTTGTGCTTTATTTAAATCATCTATCAATGTGCTATAGTTCAAATCAACAGTTTTACTTTCTTTAAGTATAAATGGATTTACATGTGGACTCATCATAATACAATCTATTGTTTCTTTATTCAGAAAATAATTTGCATAAAGTCTTGATTTTCCTGGATTTACGTTGAAGTATGGATCAAAGAACATACAAGATATTGGAAATGTAGATTCATGCAAAAGAAAAAACACAAAAAATTTTACCGTATCTTCAGTAAGTGTGTTGTTTTTTATTCTTGTTGTAGCATGACGTTCAACAAATGTATCGATTATGTCATTGTGTAAATCTAGTTTACCTTTGCTTAAAATTATCATAGGTGTTCTATAAGTTTTTCTCTTACTTCTTCATAACTACGATTCACAAATCGTATCTTTAATATCACTCTATCTTCATCTTCTTGGATAGGAACACCATGAGATTTTGTAACATTTAAAAGTGCTATCTTGTATGATTCTTTACCGTGATCCTGAAAATCTATTGGTGTTTCTTTTCCACTTGCAATGATATTGATCGCACAAGACACACCAGCATCTACATGTTGTTTGACATCTGTGCCTTGTTTCTGCGTAAGGAAATAATATTCAATATCTTCTGTTCCAAAGATATCTGTAAATATCTTAAAAATTCTTTCACTCTCTTCGAGTTTTATCTTATCGTCTTTTACTTCTGACGATGTTGCCCAAGATGTTTGGGAATTAAGCCATCTAATAAGTTTGATATTCTTTTTTAGAAAAGAACGCTGATCAAATTCTTCAGACTTCCTATTACGATATATAGAATCAGTGTTTATGGTTTCATAGTTAAAGGCCTGACTTTCCTTTATAAGTTTATCTTTGTCAAAAGGAATATCAAACTTATATATAAAATCATTCATACTGTTCTCCTTTATTTTTTAAAATTACCGTTTATATGTTCTTCTATAGGAGCCAAAACTTCATAGCCTTTAATTTTAGCTTTGTAATCATGGTGATCTCCTAAGTAAAGATATTTATAACCTATAGATTTTAACCATGCAGGAACGTGAAAGCTAAATCGCCATCCAATACTTTTTGAGGGAACATCGTAGTTCCAAGCAAACTGCATACTCATTCCTATTTTATCATTAGGATATAATAGTGTTTGCTCCCAAGCTACAAGTTTTCCGTTTTCATATAAACAATTCCACGAATAAAGATCAATGTCATCTTGATATAAAGGATACACACTTTTAAATTTTTTGTATCTACAATATGCAACAAAAACTTCAGTTGCTTCTTCCAGAGATGGCTTACAAGTTACTATATCCTTGTCTAATTCGTAATCTATTTTTGATAAATCGATTCTACCGTACATAATATCCCAACCTCGTCTCATTAAAATATGGTTTTATATCCTCATACCAGTCTTCAAAAGGATTATCAATCCATACGTACCCTTGCTCCGCTAAACTATTTTTATAGTTGTCTGTTGTGTCGCCCCAAATAGGAATATATTCGTTCCATTTATCATCAGTGGTACCGTCTGGATTACCACTTGGTCTAAAATGTATTTCAATAGGATTGTTATCTTTGTATTCTACGTTTATAATAGGAACATCAATTTCTGCTAATTGTTTTGGAAGTTCAGGAGCGGTATCTAATTTTAACCATCTTGTAAATTTGACAAGATTTGTTTTATCATTCCAGCCTTGCCAGTTGTGCAGTAGCTTCCATTCGTGGTAAAATCCTTTATCTTCTTTGTAATATGTTGCAGAGTAGTGATCACCTTCAAAGTATTCGCACCAAAAATATCCTGGAGGAACACTAGAAATATCGCCCTTTTCTAATTTTTGAACTGTTGCACATATACCCATTCCACCTAAGTTGTAGATAGGTCTTATTACATACTCTTTTGTTTCTGGAATTTCAGTAGCACCTGGTCCACATTGGTATCCCATTGTTTCTGCCAGGTATAATTTATTCCACCACTTGTGCAAGTGCGGAAGTTTTCTGTAAAGTTCTCTTTCTTCAAGATCATATTTACGATAATCTTCTATAAATCTTTTTCCTCTTTTGTCTTGTATTGCCATTCGTCTGTATGTCCCACTGACCATTTCGGTGTATTTTCAACTGTGTAATTCTGTGTACACACTTTGAAGTCTGGTTGTTTCCTATCTCCTAGCACAAGACTTTGATCTGTGAAAATTATTCTATTATTTGGTTGTGCGGCGAACTGCCCGTTGTCCAATTTAATTATGTTAAATGATTTATGTTCTGGATCATGTTCGGCAAAGTTAGTATCAATAACATTTCTTTCTCTATGAGCATTGTCTATTGTAAACAAGTATTCACCTTTGTGCATTTTTTTATCCTTACCAAAAAATTGACAGTCGGACAACATTGACTTTCTAATTATTGTTATGTCATAATCAAAACAATCCCAAATTTGTAAAACGTCTAATGGTAATTGATCTTCTTCGTTGTAATCTTCCTTCCAAACAAAAGCTGATATAGGAAGTTTATCAAATAATGCTCCGTAATCTGTAAGTAGTGTTTCAAAGTACAAAGCCTTTCCCATAACACTTTTTGCAGTTATCCACACGCCAGGAGTAAGTTCTCCGTGACCTTTTTCTAAATCATAGAGATATTCTTTCTTTACATATACTGGAATAATTGGGGTATTACAAACTAAAAAAGACATATCAAATATATTTATCTGATATTATTTCTTCTTTTTCTTTCCGGCACAATGGGCTTTTTGTGAAAAGCCTTTAGGGTTAGAACAGTTTATGCTCTTTTTATATTTTTGACTCCACTTTTCACGTAGTGGAACATTTGTTATTTGCAATGTGTACATTGACATCCTGTACAAACATCATTAGCACATTCAAGACATTCTTTATCACAATGACAGTTATGTCCACATTTTTCACACTTACATTCCATAGTATTCTCCTAAGTTTTTACGTTCTTAGCCTTACCACGTCTTTCAGCATTAGGATCTTTTCTTCGCTTACGAGCGGCAGAAGTTTTTCTTTTCTTTTTGCCCATAGCATAAGCCTTTGAGGCTGGTAAACACTTTGGCTTTCCTTCACCTTCACTCCGTCCTCCACATGAGCCACGGATTTTTCCGTCAGGTCCAAAACGGACCCATCTTTGTTTAAACCATTTTTTTAGATCTTCGTGTAGATCCATTTCTTCTGAAAACACAAGATCTCCGCATTTGACACAATAATCTACGTGTTCACGTTTTACACAGTTAGGTACACGTTTTCCGAACATGGTTTTCATGCCCTTCTTTTCGTAACCTTTCCAGCAACGTGTTCCTTCGTCTACGATGTCTATTATTTGTCTTAGTTTCACTTGCTCTTGTTACCCCAGTTCTTAGCACCTTTTTTTCGGCACTGAACTAGAGCACCAGAGGCGTAGGCGCTAGGCCAAACTTTGTATCTGGACTTAACCTTATGATAACATGCGTCTTGTTTTTCAGCGAGTATATCAAATTCTTCTTCTGTAATTGGCTTTCCAACTGATTCTTCTAAAGTTTGATACTTTCTTGTTTTATTTAATTTGTCCTGAAGGTAATTTGTATATGATTCCTTCATTTCTTTTTTGCAGTCCTTGATTAACTGCTTTAGTTTGTCTTTGTCTGCATCGGGATGCATCTTTAACATTTCTGCTTCCGACATTCCATCCTTACACATTTTCATTACATGTGCTTTGGAAGGCATTCCGCCATGTCCTTCCTTAACATCTTTCTTATCTTTTTTAGCTTCTTTGTCCTTAACAGCTTTTTTCATAGGCTCTGTTTTGTTGTCATCGCCATCAATATCTAAAAAGTCTGGTTTGGCTTTTTTAGCTTCTGACACTTCGTCAAATTTTTGTTCATAGTCCATATGATGATACACAGCACCTAAGTAGTCTGCCGCTTTAGTAATTTTAGATTGTACCCAGCCTTCAATACCTTCTTGTTCAGTTACACCTTTTAACATTTCGTGTAGTTTAATTGAATATTTTGCAATTTTATATAGATCAGCTCTTGCCATTTGTACTTCATGGTCTGCTTCAGCTTTGTAAGCCAGTGTAGCTAAATCTTCTTTAAGTTCTTTTTCTCTCATATGACTATCCTTCGTATGTATTTATCTCTTGATAGTTTTGCCACCCATTAAATTGTCCTTTACATCAAGGGCATTCTTGGCAGTTCCGTCTTTATTCTTTTTCTGAGGTGCTTTAGGCAAACCTTTTTCATCACGTGGTCGTTGCCCGTATGCTTGTTTAGGATTAACTACAGTGGCTATGCTACCAGATGATGTTGCTCCAGCTGTTGCTACCTCTCTAATAATTTCTCTTATAAACATACTATTATTTACCTTTCTTCTTGCGTCCAGACTTCATATTTGCCTGCCAGTGTGCCATTCTTCTGCGTTCTCCTGTGCTATTTTTAGCTATTTTACGCAGTTGTGTTACACTTGCACCCTTGGGAATGCCAACACGTTTGCTTAAACCTTTACGGCCTTTTTTCTTGCCGTCGGCAAAGTTTTCTAGTGATATTCTAAGCACATATGAACCTTCTATATCCTCATCAAAATGAGTATCTTTGTATCCATCTGCAGGTTGCACCTGATATCCAATACGTTTCAGTTGTTTCATCATGTAGTTCTTTTCTTTGTCTCCACCATAAAACTGTATAAAGATATCTGGTTTATTTCTTTTTTGTACATCTTTAGGCATTGATTTAATATTTGCCATGTGTGTACCAATCTTGTACCAATCGTATGCATCATCTCTTTTTACAAGTGTGCTTCTTTGTGGGTTTGGTAATAGATTTCCTTCACTTGTAACTTCTAGTATGTATTCCAATGTAAAAGGAAGTTTTGCTACGGTAATACTTTCCATTTGTAACATTTTTATTATGTCATATCTATGATGACCATTTACGATTCTATTATGGCAATCGACAACAATAGGATTAAATTTGCCTTCTAACACTTTGTACAGTTGGCGTTTATGGTTTTCCTTAATTCTTTCTTTTTGCACAGGAACAATATCTTTAATGGCTATTGTTTCCATAGTATGCGGCAATTTTTGTAAATGTTTTTCTTTTATCTGCGGCAGTTCATTTCTGCTGTAAGACTCACGGCCTGGCGGATCAATTTTCTTTCCTTCTTTACGCTTCCTCATGTTTGTTGCTATCGCATAAATGGCTCCTTCTGGATCCATGCCTCTGTCTTTTGCCCATTTTCCTATAGACTTCTTAGCCTTGGGTTTGTCCTTAATCTTATCTGCTGTTTTGTGTATCTTTTTAATTGAGCCTTTGCTCATATCTGCTTCGCTCATATGTTGTTTTAAATTACTTACTGTTCTTTCAAACTTATGATCCTTGTGTTTAAATCCAACACCTCCTGCAGATTCCCATTTAGCTACATTTTGACCATAATCATCAATCAATATGTTTGCTGTTCCGTCTGGCTGTGTTGCATGGACAGCCTTGTTACTTGTTATTATAACCTTCTTAGGTGGAAAAGCAGTAAGATTCTTTTTGATCCATTCTCTTTTGTGTGGTTCTGAGTTAGGATCGTCAGGCAAAGGAGCACTTAATATTGTGTAGCTACCTTTTAATTCTTTTATCAAACCTAATAGATTATTAGCATTCTTTGTCATAGGAATGTTAAGCCAAAAATCATCTTTATCTCTAATTTTCTGTAATGCTCCTGGCAGGTCTTTTATTTCTCTCCAATCCTTACCTATTAGTTTTTTCCATGCACCAAAGAAGTCAGCTAAAACGCCGTCCATGTCAACATAAATTTCAGATTCTTTACTGATATCTTTTGCTGTTACTTCATCAGTTCTTCCGTAATTCTTTTTATGTTTTTCTTTTCCTTGTTTGAACTCCTTCTTCTTGTCCCTATGGGCACCACCTGCCCCGCTTTTTCTAATATTCACCATAGTTTGAAAACTAGGGTCTCTTGGTTTAGCGGGTTCGCTTTTTCCTTCAGCCATTCCCAAATTAAACAAAGTATTAGGCTTTGTATTTTTCTTTGCCTTGCTATGTAATACGGGAGGACGTCCGTCTTTGTCTACACTGTTACCAAATTTTTTGGCTTGTGTTTTTATTTCATTAGGCCCTACGTCATGAGTTTGGTTTTGTTTTGTAATTCTACCTACTGCTTCATTGGCTTTTCTTATAAAATTATATCCACGCATTAACCATCAATCCTGTTATTAATTACGTCCCAGTTTATAATCTTACAGACGTTTTGTAAATACTTTTTTTTGGCGTCTTTTGCCGGAATATAATCAGTAAAGCTATGTTCCCACATGTCAATAGGCATTAGTATATCAGTTTTGTAACTTTGGTTTGGAGTTGTTTTTAATTCTCCAGATTTTGATAGATAAACCCAACCACTGCCCTGTATAGTCATTGCTTCTCTAACCAATTTGTCTTTAAATTCGTTATAACTTTTATGTTTTTCTTCTATTAGTTCTTTAATAGCACCAGTTGGTGGATTTGATCCTGTTGGCTTTTTCAGTTGCACCCAAAATAAATTATGCAACTTTGCACCACCATAATTAAATTTAGGATCACCTTCTTTTGCATTGTATCTATTGACATATCCTTTTGTTAAGACATTGTAATGATATTCTACATTGTCTTTAGAAAGAACAGGAGCAAGATCTCCTGTTTTGTAAGGAAGTTTTGCTACCTCAAGTTTATCTTCTATTGCTTCAAACAGTTGTCTTATCTTCATTTTTTACGGCTCCTAAATTGTATAGGCCCATTTAGATAAGGCTTTGAAAACCAAAGTTTGAACCAATCAGCATCACCTGGTTTGATCCCTAAACGTTTTTCTTTGTCCTTTAATGCTTGTGCAGTATCACTGATATTCTCTAAGCTCACAGGCTTATAACCTGTAAATTCATTCACACCTGCAAGTTTCTTTAGAGTCTCGATATCCATTACCGCTCCATGTCAAGTTTATATTTTAATCCTAACACATCAAAAAGTTTTGCAGTTGTTGATGCACTTTTTAATGCTTTTAACATTGCTTCTTGCTTATCTTCGTTTCTATCAAAGAAACTTACAAATTGTTTTGCATTTTTAGGATCCACATAAACTTTACCACCGATACTTATTTCACCTTTTCCTGCGTTCCAACTTAATGGGAAAGGCTTAGGATCTGATCTCATAGCAATGTTGTTTAAAACATCTATCTTTGGCTTTTGCTGTTGTACAACAAGTTCTTTTTTCCTTGCAATAAGTTCGTAAATATCTAAGTCTTCTGTTGGTTCTCTATCTACAGGATCAATACCCATTGCACCTTGCAATGTTTTTAAGAGCACTTCTGCTTTTGGCTGTGCTTTTTGTGTAAGTCCTGCCTTGAAATTATCTTTGTCATTGTCTTGTGCAAATTTTCTTAACTTAGATGCACTCATACCTTTCGCACCAGGATCGTCTGCATCTCTTTCTAGTCTAACGTAATCTATTTTTTCAAAGTCAAAAGGAAATTCAATTGGTCCTTTTTTACCTTCTGTTTTTCCGTTGTATGCTTGTAGAATTTTAAATAATTTATCTTCACCTTCTAGAAAGACAACTTCAGTATATCCCATCTTGTTTAATTCGTGTGCGGCTATGGCAATATTCTTTGCTAACAAAACTTTAATACCATCAAAGCTATCGTTTGCCCACATTAATTTTTGTTGCGGAGTCAAAGGATCATCTGGAAGTTTTGCAGGTCTGTCTGTTAAAAAGAGGAAAGGATCTGCACCTTGTTCTTTGATTTTGTTAACCAAACGCTCGTGTCCTATAGTTGCAGGATTGAGTCGTCCAAGAGCAAAAGCGGCTCTTTTACTTGGTGCTTCGAATATCTGGCGTAAATGCATCTCTGGCCTCTTGTGGATTCTTTTCAAAATCAAGCACTTTATTAGCTAAAGAACTTTTTTCATCTTTTGACATAAGTTCGTTTGGCTTTTTTGCAATATCATACTTGATAATATAGTGATTAACACATTTGTCTATCATTGGATTTAACAAACCTTGAATCACATCATTGTTTCTTTCACTGCGGATCTTATCCATCACAGGCAAGTAATACTTTCTATAAAAACTATCATCGTTCAGCATGTGAAAATGCACATCGCTTGGAACGTCATAGGGTAATTCATCGTTGATTGGCTTATCTAAATCTTCTACTCTCATTTACCACTTCCTACATGACCAATATCTAGCTTTTGTTCTAGGGCCTGGATTATCACAGTTGTGTCTAGCACGAAAACTTTTACGTCTTTTTGGATTAGACTTTTTAATTTTCATGTTAGGATCACCAAAATTAACTTTTTTAACATTGCCTGTTTTAGGATCTTTAACATATACCTTAAACTTTTTTACATCTCCACGCATAGGCTTTCCAAGCCTTACTTTGCGTCCTTGGTATTCTGCTTCGTCAATGAAGTCATCATTGTACCACATGTCACCATACGCAGTATAAAAATCATCACCTTCGTAAGTTTCTTCGTCTATAAAGTCTTCGTTAACACCAGCAAGTTCTTTGATTCTATCAACTTCGTTAGCTTTTTTATTCTTTTCTGCTTTGCTGTACTTGTCCTTTATACGCCCTAACTCTTCCTGACTAGCACCTTCGCGTCCTGCCTTGGCCGCTCTTTTCATATATTCCTTGCCGTGTTTTTTCACACCTGTATAATACTGTAAGCCACTTTCTTTTAGATAATCTTTAAATGTTTTAGACATATTTTTGTCCTTTATACTATAATATAAAGTATTTATCAATATAAGTCAACTCTAGTAGCAACTCGAATCCTTATAAGTATAAATAGAACCTAAAAAGGATCAGCTTATGTTAAAGCACAAGCATCTGATTGTGAGGTCAGAAGTAAATAATCCACCTAATAACGAAGATCAAATTGTAGGCTGGGCTAAAAAGTTAATAGAGGACATCGGCATGAAAATAATGATGGGCCCTTATGCGAAGTATTGTAATATGCAAGGCAATAGGGGTATAACCTGCGTAACAATAATAGAAACTAGCCATGTAGCAATACACGTTTGGGACGAACAAAGTCCAAGTCTTGTGCAATTAGACGTGTATACATGCAGTGATTTAGACACGCAAATAGTATTTGATGCAATAAAACAGTTTGATCCTGTTAAAACTGATTACAAATATCTGGATAGAGAAAAAGATTTATTAAGTTGCAGTATAACCTGACGTAGGTGTTTGTTGATCATCGTTCCAGTTAAATCCGCTATTAGCTTCAATTGTAGCATTATCTCCAGACATCTTGTTTACTAAATCATCAGCATTTCTAAAAATAGTGTAGTCAAGAGTATCTGTTCTTAATAACATTACTGTAGTGATTCCGTCTGCTAAATGATAACTTGTATAAGCAATTTTACTATAAGCAATATTCATTGCTCTCATATCAATAGTTCCATCTGATTGGATTGCTTTTTTAATTAATTCATCTGGATTATATGGTTTATGATGATCATTTCCTGGAGCAGGCTTACTTATAGCATCATAGTTTTGTATCAATGCTCTAAATGTTTTACTAAACATTTCAAAAGTTTGTCTTGGATTAGAATAAGGTTCTAAAATTTCAATGTTTAATGCCTTTAAACCTTTACCATTCCAATTATACTTACTTCCTTCTTTGGCTTTTCCTTTGATTACGTTGTATCTATTTCCGTTGTAATCTCTTACCTTAACTTTCTTTTCGGTATTGTCTTTTTGTGTTACGCTTATTTCTGCATCTTCTGGAGCGTTCTGTGTAATCTTGTTTATTTCTTGTGCCCAAACAGCCCAACCTGTAGTTGCTTTTGCAATTTTTTTACTGTTAAATCGTCCACCTGTTTTAGCACTAGCTTTAATTTCTATTTCTTCATTACCAATTCTTAGATCACCCTTCTTACCTTTTTCTGCAGGATTACCCATCATAGACAATGCCATTTCTCCTGGACCAATAGCACCGGATGTTGTACCAGGGGAATAACTAAAAATATTTTCTTTTACAAACACATCAAAAACTTTTTGGTGTTCAGGATTAACATTGTTCTTAATGTTTCCTCTATCCATAGAAATAACTTTTTTCATGTCAATTACTTTACCGTCAGCACATGCTTGTAAAAATACTTTTATCTCTTCACCTGTAACTCCGCCTTCTTCTTGCATATCAATTATTTTTCCGAATAATGCTTGTTTTAATGTTTTTGTGAATTTTTCAGCATTTACTGACATTTTTTTGTATGCAGATTTTTCAGCAGATGACATTCCGCTCAAGTCTTTATCCATTGTATAACCTTGAACTTTATTTCCAAGCACAGTTAATATACCTGTTACATCTCTTATAAATTCTATTGCCTTATCTCGTTCATTTTTGAACTCATTACGTTGTGCTGTAAGTGTTTCGAAGTCTTTTGTTACTCTATCTAGTATCTCATTTTGGCTTTTTAAAAATTCTGATTTTGTATTTTCGTCTATGTCACTATTAGTAATTGCTGTTATTTGCTGTTTGATTTTATTTACTGTAATTTCAGCTTCTTTATCTGCATCGGCTAATGCCTTTGGACTAATATCTTTTAATGTTAAATTTCCTCTTTTGATTTCTGCTTCTGTTTTGGCAGGTTGTTCTTGCGGTATTTGACCACCTTTTATTTTTTGAAGAAAATTTTCTAAATTGCTTGATATTTGTTTTAATTGATCAACAAGTTTTATTTTTTCTGCGCCTTGCTCTTGGGGGATACTAGGGATAGATTTTTGAATAGCTTGTAAATCATGTATAGTATGTTGTACCTCTAAACCGGCTTTTGCTTCAGCAACCAAAGATTCTTCTATTGATTTCTTAACTTGGTAAAAACGCATTACACACTCACTTCGATATCAAAGTTATTATAGCCTAGGTCAAAAAGTTTATGAGCAACTTTCTCTGCTACTGCATTTGATTCTGATTCATCTAGTTGAACATGTGTTTCAACTGTAAGAACTGTTTTACCATCTTCGGTGTCATATAGCTCGTACCCTGTTTCTTCTTCTAAGAGGGCATTGGAAGCCGATGTCGCTACTTCAGAGACAACTATGTCATCTACTTCTTCGTTATTATCAAATACTATGTTAATAAAATGTTCCATTGCTCATTCCTTAATGATTCATTCGAATACTGTTAACTGTGCCATCAGTGTAAACTACTTTTGCTCTGATGTACACATAATTTCCTGTAAAGTTTGCAAACTTAACTTCAGTTTGATTAGATACTGTAACGGTATCAACGTCAAACCAATCACTGTCTGTGGGTGTTGTAGCAAGGGTGGCTTGAATAGTAATCGTGCCTGTAAAACCAGTATAATCATACTGTACAGTATGTATACCGTCTGCACGACCATAATAACCATCACCCTTGAAATTGCTTCCTGTGACAGTCTCAGTCGTACTGTCTCCTGGATGTGTTTGGCTAGATAATATTATTTCACTACTACTGGGCATAATACTATTTATGCATTTCTGCTTCGGTTACAAATTTAACGATCTTGGTAATTTTGCCGCCTAAAGCAATTCTAGCCAACATTAAATATCGTTCATCTGTTGTTAAGAAGTAATAGCCATCTGTATAATGATTTTTTGTTATAGATGAAAGAGCTTTATCGCCTATTTTGATATTGTTTTTGTTTGCAGTACAAAAATTTGCAAAATTTGAATCAACACTCCCGCCCATCCATGCTTTGAATCTCCACTTGATAGGACCTTCAACTATGTGCGTGTTAGGATTTTTCAAAAGATAATCTAAGTTGCTGTCAGATGCAGGCTCGTAAAGTGCAATAGCATTTACTCTTGTCATTATTTTTTCTAGTATTTCTATATGATTTGTATATATGTCAAGATTGTTTGCTTCGCACCTTGCTATGCATTTGCCTTCCCCTTCTAATAAGCATTGGTAAATGTGCAAGTTATCCATAAACGTTTCAAGACTCACTGTCTTTTTGTGCATACGGAAAGGGTTTGTAATGGGAAGTTGTGCTTCAGCTTCCCTGTTCATTTCGTCTATCTTTGTTTTAATTGAATCAAACTTTAGTCCACGATACATAGCCGCAAGGTCGTTTTTCAATCTTAATTTAAAAACGTACTTGTTGTAAAATAGATTAGTTGTTTGGTATCTCTGCAACACTTTTCACCTTTTTGGTTATTGGTGCTAGGACAATCTCTTTGTCTTTAGCATCTATTTTAAGAGTTCCACCGGATCTCAAATCACCAAAAAGAAGAAGTTTACTCAACGGACGTTTGATGTGTTTATCAATATATCTTTGCATAGGTCTTGCACCCATCTTAGTATCAAAGCCATTTTCAACAAGATGATCCAACGCATCGTCTGTGATTTCACAAACAACATTTTTCTCATCAAGCATTTCTCTAAGTTCTAGTAAGAATTTGCCTACAATCTTAAGCATAATAGGTTGATCTAATTTACCAAATGTAACAACTCCGTCAAGCCTATTTCTAAACTCTGGTGCAAAGAAACGTTTAAACTCTTCATCTCCGTATTCACCTTCTAAGTCGTGATTGAATCCAATAGCATTTTTTTCTGCCTGTTCGGCGCCTAAGTTAGTTGTTAATATTAAAATACAATTTCTAGCATCAGCTTCTTTTCCATCTGAACCTGTTACTTTTCCATTGTCCATTAATTGTAGCAACACCTGTGAAATATCAGGGTGTGCTTTCTCCACTTCATCTAGCAACAACACACAGTTAGGATGCTCTTGTAATTGATTAATCAACTGTCCAGAATGTTCATCATGTCCTACATAACCTGGAGGCGATCCCAAAAGTTTACTAATGCTGTGTTTTTCTTGATATTCACTCATATCAAAACGTGCAAGATGAATACTTAAATGTTTTGCAAGTTGTTTTGCAAGTTCTGTTTTACCAACTCCGGTTGGTCCCATAAATACAAAACTTCCAATGGGCTTGTCTTCTGATTTAAGTCCTGCCTGTGCAACAAGAATTTTGTCTACAATTTCTTCTATAGCACTATCTTGTCCGTACACATTTAATTTCAAGTTTTTGCCAAGATTACTTAAATTGTTAGTTTCTTTTTGTTGAATTTGCTCTGGCGGCAAGTTAACAAATTTTGCAAGTTCAAATTTGATTTCTTCTGGTGTAACTACCTTTTCTTCTATTTCCTCTTTGAAGTTAAATCTTGAACAAGCAAGATCTACTAAATCAATAGCTTTGTCAGGTAGTTTTTTATCTGTGATATACTTTACACTTAACTTGATTGCTTCGTCAATTGCATCTTCGGTAATTGTTGTGTTATGAAATTCTTCGTAATACTTTTTAATTCCAACAAGAATGTCTTTCGCAGTTTTCTTATCTGGTTCATCAATTGTTACTCTTTGGAACCTACGCATCAATGCACGATCTTTTTCAAAATATTTTCTATATTCTTCCCAAGTTGTTGATGCTACTACTTTGATATCACCCTTGCCTAATGCTGGTTTCAACATATTAGCTAGATCGTTGGAACTGTTTCCGCCGCCGGCACCTGCACCATTCATCATGTGTGCTTCATCAATGAAAACAATAGTTTTTCCTTGTTTTTTGATAGCGGCCATTACAAGTTTAAATCGTTCTTCAAAGTCTCCTCTGTATTTAGAACCTGCTAACATAGAACCAATGTCTAAATTATACACACTATATTCTTCTAAAAACTTAGGAACATTTTTGTTTACAATTCTATATGCAAGTCCTTCAGCAATGGCTGTTTTACCAACACCTGGATCGCCAACTAACAAACAGTTATTTTTGCTTCTGCGTCCTAATGACAAACAAATGCTTTCTAATTCTTCCGCTCTTCCTATGACAGGATCAATCTTACCACTTTCCACTTCTGTGTTAAGATTTGTTGTAAATGCCTTAAGAGCTCTTTGAGCATGTCCGGCTAATTCTTCATCTTCAAGTGAAGTTACATATTCACTGTTTACATACTCATTAAACTTTTGTTTTTCAATACCACTTTTTGTTGAAAGGAAAGTTGAATATGCCTTGCTTTCATTTAGCAAAGATAAAAATACATCAGTAATATCAATATGTTGACGTCCGCTAAACAGTACCTGAGTAAATGCCCTATTCATTACCCTTTCAACTGTTTGTGTTTTCTTAGGTTTAAAATTTGTAGTTCCTTCAGGCACCTTAATTTCATCTAGTTTTGTTTGCAAGTATGTAAGTAAGTCCGTTTTCATTGGTTGCGGATCAATACCAAACCCATCAAGGATTTTCATAAAATTATCACTGCAAAGCATAGCAAAGAACAAATGCTCTAGAGTAACATACTCATGCCCTAGCTTCTTTGCATCTTGTATCGCTTTCTCAAATACGACCTGTAATTCTTCAGATGGTTCTACCATTAATTTATTCTCCTAAGTATTTACGCATATTATAACTTGTACATACGCAAAAGTCAACTATATTTTTCTTCTTATCTGTTCAATTTGCTGTAAAGCACTGTCGTCTATATTTTTAGGGACCGTGCCTAATACCTTAACATGTATGTTGCCTTGTCCGCCTGATCTCCTGTCGGGTAATCCTTTTCCTGTTATGTTAAAAACAGTATTAGGTTGTGTGCCTTTTGGAATATTTAATTTAACAGTTCTACCCTCTGGAGTATCAATACTTACACTAGAACCTGTAATTAGATCTAGGACACTTACCTTAACGGTTGTAAGTAAATCTCTACCATTTACTTCCCAATTAATTTGATTGTTAATTTGTATTAAAACAAACAAATCGCCTGGTGGTATTTGTTGTATATCATGTTGCCCCATTCCACTAAATCTAATTTTATCGCCGTTATTGACGCCTTTTGGAACACTGATATCTACTGTTTGTTCACGCCTGTTATTGAGCCTATAAGTTGCAATGACACTTTTACCAGTATATACTTCTTTTATGCTGATGTTACAGCCGATCGTGATATCTTGATTACGCATTTGTTGTCTTGCGTTAAAACCAAAAGGACCAAAACCTCCGCCAAACACTTGCTCAAAAACATCACCAAAGTTTCCTGCATTGAAAGTTTGTTGTTGCTGAGGATCGGTAGTACCAAATTGATCATACATTTGGCGCTTTTGGGGATCTGATAGATTTTGGTATGCTTCGTTTATCTGCTTGAACTTTTCGGGATCACCACCCTTGTCAGGATGATACTGCATTGCTTTTTTCTTAAATGCAGTTTTTAACTCTTGATCATTAGCAGACTTTGAAACACCTAGAATGTCATAGTAGTCCATACAACTACTTATTTAGAAAACTGTGTCTATTTACGAGAGCTGGTATATAACCCGAACCATGCCGCACCTGCACCAACAACAACCGAAATCAAACCGGATTGTTCTAGTGTAGGATTGTCTAAAGCCATGAACCAAATTACACATTTGTATAACAATACAATATATGTGGTAATGAATATTCTTGGAAAGATTCTCCAACTGTCAACTGCCTTTGCCATATGAATAATTTTTGCATATGGATTTGGACCTAAGTCTTTCACACTTGTGTCTACTTCAAGATCTAATTTTACCTTTTTACTCACACCCTCTTTACTTGCTGGTACAACAACTTCTGCGTCAGGCTTCTTTGCCTCCTTTTCAAAAGTTTTATCTTCTGCAACCAAATCTTCAGGTTTCTTTCTTGGCATTATTTTCTCCCTCTTAGTTTATCAATTTCTTTTTTGTTTTCTTCAATGTCATCTCTATTTCTTCCAATTTTGGAATCTTGAGCTTTGTCTATTAGTTCTTGCATTCTTAGACCTCGCTCAATGTCAGAATCGAGATGTAAATCTTTGTTTATAATTTTCTCTAATTTAAGTGTACCTATCCGATCATTTGCAACATATCGCCATGTATACCCTCTAGAACCATAACAACCAAAAACAGTTTCACGTAATCCTATTTTAACAATGATTGCCTGTTCGCCATCTAATAATACTTCATCGCCTTCATTAAACGCAGGATTGAACCTAAACTTTAAACCTTGCATGAAATTGGTTGCAAAGTCCTTGAACCAAAAAGCCGCCGAAATACTAATAAGGATAGCAATCCAAGGTAATAACATGCTTGCCACATCCAAGCCCAACTTATCAAACGCTTCCATCTATTTCTCCAATCTTTCGATTCGTGCTTCCAATTCATCTATCTTCTTTGTTACGTGTGGATACTTCTTACGCCAAGCATCTTTAGGTTGTTGTAACCAAGTCCACCCCCAACGTTCTACAAGATAATCTACAATAAGATCAAATTTAGCATACAACCAAAGACCTATCCTTGTAGATTTGAAATATGTAGAGAATGCTAATCCAAATAGAGATCCAGCAAGTGCTGTGTAAATCCATAGCCTATCAGAGGCCATTCTTTCTATCATTTCCCATACATGTTCCATACATTGTATTTATTTTAAAATGAACAGGAAAGTTCGGTCAGTATTGACTGCTTTTTAATAGACTCTAAGTCAGGGTGAGGCTTTACATTACAGTCTAATCGCTGGCAACTACTTAGAAGTATCGTCAGCAGGATTAGGCTTAACAGCGTTTTCATAATAAACAATTATTTCCGTTTGCTGTTCAATGTAGCGTCTTAGGTCTGCTATATTAATTGCAAGGTTTTCGTAGTCTTTCATTGATAATACAACATAGGCTAATTCACCATGCTCTTCTGTAAATTCTTTCACAAAGGATTCGTAGTTGTTTTTCGTTACTACATATACTCTAGTATCTACTAGATCAATTGGTTTTGGACGAGCTACTATCGGTACTGTTGTCTTCTCTATCTGAGTTACTACTTTTATTTCCGGCTCCCGGAACGTCGAGCACCCAGTTAGGAAGAGGAGTACTACCATCGCCGCCAGTAGCGGCTTCAAGCTCACGCCATAATTTAGCTGTGGCACCATTCATCCTTCCTTCTAAATTTTTGCTATCTCGTATAGCATCTTGTACTAGATCCAATTCACGTAACCTATTACGTAAATTATCACCATATTGTTCTGCTTTTTGTAAATCTTTTGATAGTTGATCTGATAAGTTGTTTAACCTTACAACATCTTCTTTAAGTAATGCTATACTTTTCTCGCTAGTTTCTACTGCTGATGTAAGTTTGGCATTATTTAATTGTGCTATTTTTAAATTTGATTGTAGTTGTTTTACATAGAAAAGTCCACCGCCGGCAATTCCAAGAATAATTAATACTACAGCAATCTTTAAACCACTAAACATAAGATTATTTATCCCAGTAACTTTTTTAAAGTTTTAGGTCCTACGATACCATCGGCAACTAACATATTTGTGCTTTGCCAATTTTTGACAATTTTCTCTGTACCTGGCCCAAAGATGCCATCTGCTGGACTTATGTTTAATTTTTCTTGTACTTCTGCTACAAGTGGTCCTCTAGAACCTTTTCTAATAGTTTGATTGTAATCTACTTCAGGTTCTTCGTAATCCCCACCTAGCACATCTATTGCATGAAGGTAATGTTTCTTACGATCATCTAATCCTATTGTGCCACCATTAATACGTTTTGTTGCACCTACAACATCCATAGCATCACACCACTTATTAATATTGTTTGTATCCCAAAACCAACAAGCACTATCCAATGCACCTTTTTTAGTCCGAACATAATCTACTGCCTCCTCTGGTGACATTTCCATTGCTTTTCCGAACTGTGTGTAGTTGTATCTACCAGTGAGCTGTAATATGCCGCCGCCTCTGAAACGCCAGCCGTCGCCACTATCGGTATCACCGTTATCCATGCGGTTCGCATAAATGACATTAGCAATCTTTTCTGGTTGTCTATGGTATTGATTAGCATCTCTTCCTGCCCTTCTAAAATATTTAGGAAAAATTGTGTTGAGTGCTTTGGCGCTATAGTTTAAATTTTCACTCATTACTCTAAAGCCGCCGGATTCATGTCCACACTGTGCAATAAACATCGCTACTCTCTCAATAGTGTTTACTTCCCACAATGGCAGTATTTCAAGCATTGCTTCGTACCAATCTTTCCAGTCATCACGATGAATTAGCTCTTCAGCCATCCATTCTTCAAAATCAAATTTAAAATGTTCTTTAGCCATTATCCGTGTCCTTTTTTTGGCAAACTTCGCATCGACATTGTTTGCACACTTCTATATTTATTGTGTTGTTATCTCCATCTGTCATATCTTTGTATAGTGATGCTCCACAATGTGATTCATTCCCACAATTTTGACAGTAACTCATTTAGATCCTTTTTAACTTTAAAACGTATCCTTGGTTTTCTAAGACTATGTAATCTCCGAACTTATTGATATTGTAATCACCTAAGTATTTTGTTAAAAAAATTACTTCAGCCATATTTTCCATGTCAATACTTTCTTTTATTTCTAAGTCTTTACCAAAGTCTACTACTTCGAATTTTATAGGTTGTTGATATGTATTTTTAATTGTTAAAGTGTCTTCTCTAAGAGTTATTTCTTCTGCGTAACTATTTGTAAAAAAGTTTTTGTAATTTTCCATTTGCACACCTTTTATTGTATCAGTGTAGCCTGTTGCATCTAATGGAACGGTTTCTTCAAGATTTGCTAGTGTCAAATCTTTTCCTTTGAAATTTTTGTGATATCTAAATCTTAAATCTTGTACATCTGCAAGTTTACTTACACCATCTATAATTTCAATAATATGACCAGGTACTTTTTTGTTTCTTTCCATTTCAACAAATACTTTATAATATCCGTCTGGTTGTTCACCTGATGTCACGTCTGCATCTAAAACAAATGGATAGCCTTTCTCAACAAAGTTTTCTAAGTCTTTTGCTGGTTCTTCTCCTAACACAGAAAAAGCCACTGTAACTATGTCAGCATCTTCTCCCATTTTACTTTTATAAGAATCTATTTCAACTATAGTATCAAGCAAATCTTTTAAATCATTTCTTTGTAAACCCATTACAATGTCTCCGATGGCACTGCATCTGCTGTTGCTTCTGCTCCTGCTTCAGCGGCTTGTTGTTCTGCTGGTACACTAGGAGCAACTGCTGGATCAACTGAATAATCGTTCATTGCTCTATAGCCGCCATATATGTCAGCAATAAGTTTCTTAGGCATCATTATTTCAACTACCCAAATAGGTAGTGTATCTAGTTTACCTTTTTTAGTACCAGGTCTAATATCATCTGGAGTGCGTATTTTACGTGGTTTTATAATCTTATCTTTACCATATGTGACTTTACAATCATAGTCTAACAGTCTTTTTCCGCCCATTGGATCTGGCATCTTGTTTTTATCCCACATAAATGAACAAGTTACCCAATGTCTAGATATCTTCGGTCCAGCTACTAATTCGCCTTCTCCCCAATTATCATACACATAAATGTCCAAGTCATCCAAGACTCTTTCAAAGTCTTTAAGAACCGTGAATGCGACATCGCTTTCGTATATTGATTCAATGTTTTTAATTATCTCTAATACGTCTTTCATGGTAATACCTTATCTATAGTTATTTATCCGATTAAAGTGTATGTACTTTTTACCTTGGCTAGATCTTATAAATATTTTTGTAGCAGAAGAACGCTACAAACGAAGTAATAAAGGAGGACACTTCATGAGTGCAAAGCGAGCCCGAAAGGGTAAGAACTTTCACAGTAATGTTGTACAACTTAATACCTACCTTCCAGAAAAGAAAAAAATAGTTAAAATATACCCTAGAAATAGAGCCCAAGAAACATACATGTTGACCCTAGCTGACTCGGGAAAAGACGTAGTCTTTGGAATTGGTCCTGCTGGCACAGGTAAAACCATCATTGCGGTTCTAACTGCGGTAAAACTATTTAAGGAAGGCAGTGTTGACAAGATTATTGTTACTAGACCAGCTGTTTCTGTTGACGAAGATCTAGGATTTCTTCCTGGAACTTTGGAGCAAAAGATGGCGCCGTGGACCAGACCTGTATTTGATGTTATTCGAGAATATTTTACGGCCCGTGAAATAGAAGGAATGATTAACGAAGGTATTATTGAAATAGCACCTTTGGCATACATGCGAGGACGTACATTTAAAAGAGCATTTGTTATTGCTGATGAAATGCAAAATTCAACAGCTAGTCAAATGAAAATGTTACTAACACGTTTGGGCGATGGATCAAAAATGGCTGTAACAGGAGATTTAAATCAGGCTGACAGAATGCAAGATAACGGATTACTGCATTTCATATCACAATTACGTAGACATGGACATGCTTCCCGTTTAGATTGTGTCACTTTTGATCACCAGGATATCGAAAGGCACGAAGCTGTAAAAGAAGTATTAGAAGTGTATGGTGACGAACTTTAAAGTTCTGTAGCCAGCGGAAAAATTTTAGCTATTACTTCGGCACATAAATGAGCAATTTCCATGTGTTCCTTCTGTGTGCCGTTAGCACCGCGAAGGTCAATGTAATGGATCCAACTTCGTAGGGTTCCATTCATGTACAATGTTGTTTTAGTCAAACCTTCTGGTAAAACTTTTCTAGCTTGTTCTTTTGCAATACCTTTTTTAATAGCCCAGTCATATTCTTTTTTGGCTAAATGAGCAATACGCATTTGTGCCCATTCCCATTCTTGTTGAAGTTTTGCATCGTCTACTTCTATCGAGTTTTGTCTATTCTTAGGATCTTGTAGTCTTGCTTCACTATATTGAAACATATCACCTTGATCATTTGGATCAGCATAACGTTGACTAAATTCTTGAAAGCTAAAACTTCTATGACGTACTATCTGATGTGCTATATCCCTTGTAGTTTTTATCTCTAAACAAGCACTTACCATTTCTAAAGGTGACCAGTGTGCATGTTTAATAAGATACTTAATTAATTTTTCGCTTGTTTCCTTATTCATTTGATTACTTGGATTACTTACTCTGGCACAATAAGCTACCAAATCTTGACAATTCAAAGGTTGTCCATCTGGATATGTTTCGAATTCAGATGCTTTACTATATGATATTAATCTTACGCTCATTTAAAACTCCATATCTGCGGCTACAATATAACGGTCATTTGTAGATTGAACTACACCAGGTCGGTGCCAAATCTTACCAGGATAAATCATCCAATGACCTGTTTTCCAGGGAACAAAAATATTTCCTTCACCTTCAGGACTGTCTGGAGCAAGTTCTGTTCCTGCTTTCTCTAAATCTTTTACATCATCTGGTAATTGCATGTAATACACACCACTTACGGTTGTGGTGTTTGGATTGTGATTATGGTGATGCCATAACCTGTCTCTATCCTCTGCATTTTTTAAACTGGTTTGAAAACTCCAACTCTGTATTTGTTTTATTTGCACTTCCCGTCCTAGAAATTTAAAACAACTCCAAATAAAACTCATTTTTAAATTTGTGAAATCTTGAAATACATTCCAATCAGTTTGATACTTAGGACTATTATGCCAAAAGCGTCCTGCTTTTATTCCCGAGTCAACAATAGAACACATTCGTTCTCTTTCTTTTTCATCAATCAGACTAGTCCAATCGTAGTATTCGTATTCTAACATTATCCTGTCCTTAAAACTATGTGAACTCCCCAGGGAGTAATTACTGGAGGACCAATTGTATCTATGCCCATTAATTTTACTGCGTTAGCAAAGTCTGGATGAAAATGTTCTTCTTGTTGCCAACCAAGGTCACCTCCGTGTCTTGGCCCACTAGCACATGCACTATTTAATCTTGCGGCTTCATCAAACGTGACATCACCTCTTTTTAATTGCTTTATTAGATCTTCAGCGTCTTCAACTGCCTTACCTAATGTTCTTTCGTGTGTGCTGTTCTCTGCTTTATCATAACTGAATAAAATATGTTTGCATTTAAACTTCATTAGTCACCTCTACCTGGTTTTTCAGAAAAATGTTCCTTGTACTTATTTGTTACATTTTTCCATTTTTCAGCATCTTGAGGCACATCTTCTTCACGTTTTTGAGATATATTAGGCCATTCGTTAGACCATTTAAAATTAAGATTATACCATTCATTATCTTCATCTGCCTGTATAATAGCATCTACAGGACATTCAGGTTCACATACTCCACAGTCAATACATTCATCTGGATTTATGACCAGCATGTTTTCACCTTCATAAAAACAATCAACAGGGCAAACTTCTACGCAATCCATATGTTTACATTTGATACAATTTTCGTTTACTAGATATGTCATAGATCTCCATCTTCTCGCATCTTTGCACGAATTTTTGTTGCACTAATGCTATGTATTTCTTTTCCTAAATCATGTTCAGTAAAGGTATAACCAACACCCCTTCCGTAACTTATATCAACTATATTAGGCACTATCATAATCGTGTATTCTCTATTGTATACGTAACCTTCTTTTTCTAATTCTTTTTTTATATTTTCTTCAACATCTGCTACAACAAAAGGATTATCGTCTTGTGTCATTGTACGTCCACCTGACGCATCTGTGTCTTGTGGAACAGTTCTGATCATGATACATACTTGGCCTGTTTCAGCCAATGCACGTTTGAAAAGCTCTGTATGTCCATCGTGCCAAGGTTGCCAACGTCCTAGCATTTGTGTAGTAGGTTTAAATCTATCAAACATTATGTTTCTCCATATAACGTTTTACAACTTCAAGTAATTGTGCATGAGTATCATTAAACCATTCTTTTACATGATAGTCACAGGAAGCTGGTTCTTCAAACATTTTATTTGTATCTTCAAACCTTCCTTCAGCTATTGTATTCATCCAAACTGTAAAGTCGGGAGCAAATTCTTGTCTTGCTCTTTCTGTAGGACAAACAAAATCTGCTATGGCAATTTTCCCTCCCATAACAACACCGTCTGCTAGATGTCTCATACGTTGTGCTTGACGTATTCTACCTTCTGGACTAAAGTCCCAGTCTTTGTAAGTCTCTCTAACTGCATCTGCATTTAGATGTACACCACCTATAAGTTCAGCGAATGGAGTAGCAAGTGTTGTCTTGCCACTTCCGGGTAACCCGAATATTAAGATTTTCATTTCATTCTCGCAAGTCTTATCATTGTTGCCGCCAAATTGATTTCTGGATCAGCAACCAATGTATGATCTACAAGTCCCTGTTTAATAATTAGAATAGCACTTTCTTGCTTTTCTTCATCACCAAACAAATCTATGTTATCATACAACCATTTGTAAACATCTTCAATTTCTTCTGGACGGGCTTGACTACAAACAAGTTTTCTTGCTTTTGTGATTTGCCCAGCTTTGAAAAGTTCTGTCATTTCAAGTTTCCAATCACTTTCACCTGCGTCACTTTTTTCAGGAGGAAGTAATTGTCCACTTACACTGTTCATTTGTACCATATTAATACATTTACGTAAGTCTGGATACGTTGCTTTTACATAAGTATCAAGGGTATCAATGTCTGGAGTAACTTCTTCAGCAATTAGGATTTCAGCAACACGAGCCGTAAACTCTGTTTGATCAATACGTTCAATATGAAAGCCCTGACATCTTGAATGTAGTGCAGGAATAATTCTATTCGGATAGTTACAAGTCAATATAAATCTGCTTGTTGTATGATACTCTTCCATTACACCACGAAGTGCCGCCTGTGCATTTGGCGATAGATAATCTGCCTCATCCAGTAAAACAACCTTGAAGTCACCAAATGGAATCATTTGTACAAAGTTTACAATCTTATCTCTTACGTCTTCTACACTGTTTGTCCGACTTGCATTTATTTCAAGAACATCAAGATCATTTACTTCTAGTTGATTAAGCAAAATTTTTGCAAGTGTTGTTTTACCAATACCTGCATTACCTGAAAATAATAAGTGTGGAATAGTACCGTCTTTAATCCACTGTTGCACCTGTTTCTTTTGATGCTCATCTCGAAACACATAACCATCAACTGTGTTTGGACGATATTTCTCTACCCAAAGTTCCTTCATCTGCCTAACCACCTCCTTGCCGCATTAATTGGATTCTTCAAACCTTCATACGTGTCATCAATAAAGTCTATATGTTTACTTAATTTCTTGTTAAGTTCCTTCAGCTCAGTTTCGATATTTTTCAGTCTGTTGTCATCTATAGGTTGCCAATATTGAAATTTTTTGTTGTTGTTAGTGCCTATATATGCTTGTCCTGTTTCCATGTCTACAATTTTCCATTTACTTGGACACTTTGTTTCTATCAACAACTTAATAGGTTGTTCTAGTTCCTGAGCTTCTCTACCGTCTATAAGTTTTCTAGTTTTCACTTGTAACTCCAAAATGCTTGTAGGTTTGTTGCACACACTTTGCTTGATAATAGCAATCTGCTAATGCATTGTGTAAATCACTTTGTATTGCTTTACGAGGATCCTTTGGCATCATTTTAAATAATGTTCTACTATCTCTAATTTGCCAGTAGTTCCACGGAACAGGCTTGCCTGCCATTTTGTAAAAATTTTGTAAAATTGTAAAATCAAAGGTAGGTCCTTGGCACCATATGTAATCCAGTCCTACACAAAATTTATTAATTGCTTTCGTAACATTTTCAACTGTAGTTCTATCATCGTCAGATAATGCTTCATCACGTATTTCAGGTTTTTGTTTCCCCCACCATGCCAAAGTGTTTTCGTCCACAGTTCTGCCCATTTCAGTTTGCTCATCTACATTACAACGTAGGTAAAGTCCATTGTGTGGTTCCTGATTACTGAAAGGATTGAACTTGATAGCACCAATCGTTAATACTACACACTCAGGATCAACTCCTAGTGTTTCTAAATCTATCATTCCGTGTGTAGCCATTAACCTTTCCTATTCTCTTGACCTATAGCACTCAGTATAAACAAAATATAAATGATTGGCCAATACCAACCTGTTACAAATCCTGTTAAATGTAAAACCATAAGGGAAACTCCTACTGCACCAGTAGTACCTATCCCGCTTGATTGTGGCTTTGGAAACTTCATGCTACACTCCTATTTTGTATATAATAACACCTAACAATAGGAATGTCAATGACTTTTGGTTATTCTCTGTTACCTAAAAGTGCAAGAAGCATTTGGAAAAGATTAATAAAGTTAAGATAGAGACTCAAAGCAAATTGAACGCCATATTTTTCATCTCTAGTTTCCAAATAAATTGTTTTGGCATTTTGAGTATCCCAAGCAGTTAATCCTGTGAAAATAAACACACCAATGATACTGATTGCAAACATCATTGCAGAACTTGCCAAAAATATGTTTACAATACTTGCGATGATAATACCTATCAATCCCATGATAAGAAAAGAACCAAAATTTGTAAGATCTCTTTTGGTTGTATATCCATAAAGACTAGCACCTGCGAATGTGGCGGCTGTGATAAAAAATACTTGTGTAATACTGTAGGCAGTATAGACAGCAAATATTGTTGATAGACTAACCCCCATTAATGCGGTAAACACATAATAGAAGGTTGTCAATCCTTGTAATGACCAATTTCTTCCTGCAAAACTATAATAAAATATCATACCTAACGGAGCAAGTACGAATAGCCACATAAGATTGCCCATTGCAAATAGCAATCCTGAACTGTAAGTTAACCAAGCAACCAATCCGCTTATTCCTAAACCTGTTGCGGTATGATTGTACATGTTCAACATAAATTTTCTTAGGCCTTCATCAAAGGCAACCTGATCTCTTACTTTTGTATATGCTTGTACCATTTTATACTCCTTCTATATATTTAATTGCGTTTTGTAAAATCCTTACATTATCTTGTAACTGTCCTATGGCTCTGTTACAAGTATGACAAATCCAACCTCGGAACTTTCCAGTTTTATGATCATGATCTAAACACCAAGTTCCTGACTTTTTTCCACCTGCACCTTTTACTTGTTCTCCTGTCTTTTCGCAAATAGGACAAACATGATCTGAGGGTGGAGGAGGAGTTACCTCCTTTAGTAGCTTTCGTACCCTGACAAGCTCTCTGTTACACTTGTTGCATTCTGTCCTACGATATTTTGCACCACTTGAACGGCCAAAATTTTCTATAGGTTGCTCAACTCCGCACTTGCTACAGACTTTGGTAGCATCTTCATAAGTCGCCTTCTTTTCTATTTTCTGAATGTGTAACATCAAATTCTCCGCCTGGATATCTTGCCTTTAATTTTTCTACGTTTTCTTGGATTACTTCGTTGGGATCTAAATCCAACGCCCTGCATGAATTAACCCAATACCAAATAATATCGCCAAGTTCTCGTTTAATATGATATTTGGTGTCATCATCCATAGGCTTACCCTGGAAAACACACTTTTTAACAATCTCAGCAAATTCGCCTCCTTCTGACGCAATGCCAATTGCTCCTGTTAACAACAATGCAATATTAACATCATCATTAAGTTCATGCAACCGGGCTTGTAAATGAGCCCAGTCATTTGAGTCATCTGAGGTAACTCCCTCAACAAACTCTTTGTATTTGTTTAGGTCTATCAACTTATCACCTTTGAAATTCTTCTGGTCTAATGTCTGCGGGACCATCATTGTACTCTGTGCCAATGATAGCATCTTCTGGCTGGTTTTCAGAATAACCAAGAATGCTTTCAGCTTCAACCATTCTCAACGTTCTTTCAACATCACCGATAGTAATACTGAGTCCTCTTGTCCAACGTCCGTGCTCTACTAGGACCCATTGTCCTTCTTCATACGGCTCGCTGTTCTTTGGGCCTTTCCTAAAAACCTTTCCCCATCTAGGATAAATTCCTCTAGAAGTTCCATCATCATCTCTAATGATAATACCACCTCTAGTTTTTTGTTCTCCAAAGTGCATGTCGGAAACAATTACCCTGTTGCCTACTGCTCTTATGTCTTCAGCATGAATAGATACAAGGTTGTTTCCCATTATGCACCTCTCTTAACAAAATTACCGTCTGCGTCTTCTACCCAATCATCTTCTTCTTTTGACTCTGCCTTTGTTTTGCCAGGCTTTGTTTTTGTAGAAGAAGTCTTTTTAGGCTCTTCAACTTCAGTTGCAAGTTCTGGTTCAGGTTTTGATACAGGTTTATCCACTGAAATAGGCTCTTCAAATTCTGTGGCTTCAACATTACTTTCATAATATTCTCTAAGAACATCTTCTCTCTTTCTAATGATCTTGCCACCTGGACCTAATTCATCACCTCTAGCATTTACCCTAACGTTGCCAACAGCTGGAGTTAATTCATTTCTTTGTCTAAGCAAATCCATATCAATTGCTTTACCTTGCATTGTTTTGTATTGCTTACGACCGGTTTGTCTAACTGCCATAATTGACCTCCTTTATTATATACTTACTTATCTCAGGAACTCTCGCCAATCGAGTCCATATTGAATCGAATCTACTTTGTGTACACCAATAACATAAAGCACATAACTAGCCACACTTGATCCTCTTCCTACACCCCATACTATATTGTTTTCCCGCATGTAATCTACCAAATATATCATATATCTAAGTAAATCATGCATACCACGTTCTTTGTATGCGTCTAGTTCTTCCCAAACACGTTTCATAGTGCTATCTTCAGCTGGTGTTTGTATCTTACTTAATACGTATTCATATACATTTATTTTTTTATATGAATCAGGCATAAACCATTCGCTTTGACACACACCATCAAAATCTTTTTTATCTACATCTACGGGAATATATTTTTTAAGTTGTGGAGTTCCATATTCTTTTGCAAGTTTATTAAACTTGTCAATATCATCATTTGGATCGCAAAGAACAACATGACATTTGTCAATATGGCCTGTATAGATCATATCTACAAGATCTTTGTTCGTGAATCTAGGAATTCCTAATTGGTCTGTCTTCATAAGCATGTATAGTATATTACTCGATATTGATCAATTTGTCAAGATCTATTTCACCATTTTGCTGTTTTTCTGCTAATTCTTTAGATTCTTGTGCTTCTTTGACAGCTACTTCGGTTCTGTAATAATCAATAAAAGTTTGTATCTGTTGTTTTACTTGTGGGTTATTTGTTTGAAAATATTTTTTGGTAAGATCCTGAATCTTCTCATGCATCTGTGGAACTGTGAGATTTTTCGAATCCTCTGAAAAAGGGTGTAACATTATTCAAAGTAACCAATATAATTTGCCCAAACAGTTGCACCTGCATCATAACTAGTAAATTCTAACACGTATGTTCTAGTATTAGGAGTGTCAATAATTGCTGTATTTCCTGCTCCTGGCCAAGTGCTTATTTTTTTCAATGTACCTGCGCCTGCATTAGAATTGAACGTAACTGTTCTTTGCGTTCCGTCGTTATTGATATATAATCTTACTGTGCCTGATTTTCCTACTGATGGCCACTCAGCTAATGTAAGTGTAATGTCTGCACCAGCTGTAAAAGATTGATGATGTCCGTTTGAGAAATTTATGTTTTGGCTTGTGTTTACTGTTCCGCCTGCATAGTATCCTTCACTGTTGTTAATCAAAACTGCGTTGGCAATTTGATTACCTAAGTGATTATTGTTTTCATTTAGTTTAGCCGTACTACTTTGTAAGGTTTCTATTTCGCTTTTAGCATTGGTAAAGTTTGTTTTAATAACATTAAAATTATCTCTGAAACCCTGTGAATCATTATCTTGTCCAGCTACAGGATAATCCTTGTTAATGCCAGCGTCGTTAATATTACTTGCCATATTTTTCTCCTACTATTATTTATCCTAGCTACACATTGAACTGGTAATTCGCGAAAGGCACATATTGCTCATTACTGTTTCCTACGGTTGCGTCTATATTATATCGGTCTATTTCCACATTCAACGTTTTGAAATCAAATCCGCTGTTTTTGATATTCAAGATAACTGAATCTGCCTGTCCTGGTTTACAGTAACACAACGGCACTGCTAAAACAAATCCTAATTCTCCTTCTCCAGCAACCTGTGATGTACGCATCCATAGTGGATAAAACTCTCTTAGATTGTTACCTACATCTCTGATTCTATCTCGCATATTTGTAATATTACTAATGTATTTGTTTTGATCTTTAGATTCACTTACATTGATTGCATTGCTATCTATCTTGATTGTATCTCCTACAGGACGTAGTCTTAAAGGATCAGAGTTGATGCTGTCATCTATATTTGCTACAATCAGTTGTGATCCGTTTTGAGCAATCACAGGTATTTGGTTTCCTGGAGTAAACAAAGAAGGACCTAATCTTGAAAATATAGTTATCGTTCCAGTAGACGCAGGCGATCTTCCCACACCACCTCTTAATACTATTTCAAAGAATCCTTCGCCAGTGCCAACACCTGTATTGTCATCAGTCACTGCATATTGTACAGAATCAACTGTTATTTCATTTTTGGTAACTGCTGTGAAATTTTTAGCAGTCTTTCCTGATACCGGTTCAGCAGGATCTAATAGATCGACATATATGACTTCATATACTATATCATTGCTTCCTGGGTTTTTTGCAATAGCTTTCTTCACAGTACCAAATTTGTATTGTTTTCTTTTATGATTCCTAGCAACAGCCGCCACATAATCTTTAATTTCTTTTGTTTCTATTCCTGCGTAAGCTAAAACTTTGATTTGATCTTGTAATCCAAAAGTTATATCATTTGGTCTATAAATTGACGCAGGTGTAAAAATTGTTGGATCTGAAATAAAGTTTCTAAATTTATTTCTTTCTGCTTGTTTCAATAACGGAATCATTGTAATACTACTGTACAACAAATCATCTGGGTCTGTTGTTGTAATTGTAAATTCTCTTTCTATTGCACTGAACCCAAATTGATCTTCTGCTTTGATTGTAAAAGTATAACTTCTATCAATAGTGGTTGAAGCACCGTCAAAGGTTGTAGGTACCGATGCTTTATCTATTGTTGTTAGTCCTGGTTTTCCTGGCTCACCAAACTGTCTTATTTTTCCTTGTAACTGTCCGTCTATTCCTAATAAAATACCAGGCGGTAATCGCCCTTTTGTCAATGTGTAAATTAAAACAGCATTAGGTACATTACTTGTTGCATCTACAGACAGTGTTGAAACAAAGTTTGCTCGTAGATTACCTAATGCAGATGGTGTATTCCAATTAATTGTGCTTTCTACTTCACCTAATAATTTGACTGTAAATGTTTTGTCTTTTGCAACGACTTGACTTGTTTCTGATGTAACTCTTTTGTTGTAGTTATAGAATGAAATAGTAATACTTTTGTTTGCCGTTACAACGCCGTTTTGATCAAAAGTTTGGAAGCCTACATCAGCAATAGTTCCTACGAATGTGCTTCTAATATAATCAGTATCACCTTCATCAATTGTTTGTACAGTCTTATCTGTAAAGGTTGCTACTACTCTTCCATTTTGCACTACCCAAACATCTTTGTCTATAATGTTACTTGTTGTATACTGCCTATTTTTAATAGAAGAAACATCTCCTGCATCATTTGCCGTGACAGGTGTTTGGTTAAATACCAACCAACCAGTTTCGTCATTTTGTCCTACGAATTGATTCTGTGCAAAATTAAAGAAAGGCACATTTTGTTCTCCAGACCAATCTTGTGCTACTCCTATGTTATTAGGAAATATTTGTGTAGACGTGTTACTTGCACTACCAAGTTGCCTTAACGCTTCAATGGTGAATTGAAATTCTTTTGTTACCGCAGGTTGATAAGGCACTCTACCTGTGATTTCTCCAGTGATGCTGTCTATTGTCATTCCTGGAGGTAGTGTGCTTGGTGTACCATCTGGATTTGAATCTTTTACAGTGAAACTAATTATTCCTTGGTTGCTGGTAGGATCATAAACATCTAAGAAAAACGTTAGATAATTGTTTGCTCTTCTGAAACCTAAATCACTTGGAGTCAACCAAACAGGTGCTCTCAAGTAAGTGTTATCAGCAGTAAATAATCCAGTACCTACCTGCATCAATGTATTATCAGATCTGAGGAAGTCGTCACCAACAAGATATATTTGAAATTTACGTCTTGCAATGACAACACCATCACTTGCACTTACTACAAATTCATAGTAGCGATTTAATTTTTTTGGACTTTGCGTTGGGACTGCAAAATCATAAAATGTTGTATCATAGTAAAAACTTTCATAACCATTGAAACTTTTAACACCAAAATCAAAAGGATAACTGCCATATAAATTTGTATCAAAGTAACCTGAACCAGCTCTTTTTTCTAGTGCAAGTATAGGCTCAACAATACCTGTCAGTTTACCTGAGTCCTTACCTAAAGATATGCCTGGCGGCAGTTCTCCGTCTCCGTCAGCAATATAATATTCAACTGTGTCACCTGCAGGAAGATCAGGATCAATTACCTGTAGTTGAAAATCAACAGGACTACTGTCTAAAATATAAAATGCGTTATTGGGTCCTAGAGGTAATGGCCCTTCATTTGTTACCCAAGTAGGAGCATCTGCACCGTCAATGGTAATTTTTAAAGTTCTATCCTCAATCTTTTGTCCTTTTTTTGCTCGTAGCACAAAGGAAAATTCTGTTAATCTTTTTACTTCATATGGTGTACCAATAAGTTGATTATTGTTTTCTAGTCGTAAACCTCCAGGCAAATTACCTGAGATAAGAGATAAACTATCAACTTGATTAACTGGTAAAGCAATAGATTGTGTCAAGCTCTCAGTGTAAGTTCCTAGACTGTGTCCTGTGTTAACTGTCCAAAGGACATCTGCATCGTATTCTGTTGATACAGGCACTGTTGCTGTTTCACGCTGTTGTTTTGTTTGGTTACCAAAAATATAAGGATACTTTGGTACACTTGTATTGCCTTCTTCAAAAGTAAGAAAGTAAGCATAGGTACCGTTTGGATATTCAGGAGTTACACAATATCTTCCATTGTGTTCGTCAAGTGTGCCTGCATTTCTAATGTATTCATAATCATCAACAAAAGTTCCTGCTGGTTTTATTTGATAAGACATTCTTCCTGTGAGTTCATTTGTTCTTGTTCTGTATGAACTTGTCTGTTGTGATATGCCTCCTTGACTATCCATTGCTATTGTATAACCGTAAGGTCCGTATATAGGATAGCCGTCAAAACAATAACCTACGATTTTACTATGACCGTCTGGATGTCTATATCTATCACCGTTATACTTTGAATCATTGTAGTAAGGGGTAGCCTGGTAAACTCTATTAGTGTTCCAAGAATTATCTAAAAAAGCACCACTATGATAGTGATACTCACCACTCTCTTCAGGATGCCCGCCTGCTACATCAACACCATAACTTGCTTGATTGAACACTGCATTAAAATTAAATCCTGTTGGTGGTAAGTCTGTAGAACCTGGTAGTGGTCCAGGACCTGCCATGGGACCAAATAAAACTACGCCATTAGTAGCAATACCCATAGCACCTAAAGATGCGTTTTGTGGTCTACTGGTATTTGATCCTGCTCTATATGTAAAACTGAAATTATGATCCTGTTCTTTTATTGTATTAGGATTATTAAATGTTCTAATAGTTACCCCGTCATTTACTAGATTTGAACCAGCTTTTGCAGGATATGGATCACCGTCACTGTTAATAGTTAATACACCATTTGTAAGTGAGATGGTTGTTTGGCTAGGATAAAATCCTGTTAAATCTGATATGCTTGTAGTTTTTGGATCAAACGCCATTCGTTAACTCCTGTATACATATTTATCTATGAGTATGTTAGGAGAGAACACCCATATCTGAGGTTGGTGTTGTATTTGTTGCTCCGATAGTACCGTAGTCTATAATTAATTGATCCAGTAGATGTGCTAATATACTAGTCAAATTGGTTGGATTTACAGTGCCTACATCCATTGTTATAAAAGGCTGTACGCCGTCCATTGTTCTAATATCTATACCATGCACATTACTTTTGATATCGCTGGTGTTAACAATCTCTTTGTTATTACCATCAAGATTTGCACCTAATCTTGGATTTAAATCCGTCAACAAACTTGTTTCTGAATTAATAGTAATAGTACTGCCAGTTAAATTTGTTGTTACAAGATTACCACCTTGAATAGATAAAGTTGTATTATTAGCATCAAGCGTTGTGTTGTTATTGTCAGCAAATACTTGCAATAAAGGTAAACCTGTAGCAGTAGAGTTAATTGTTATTGCATTGCCGTCGCTAGACAAAGTAACGGCTGTCCCTCCAATTAACTTTTTGAACTGCATTTCAGAACCAGATAACTGAGCAAATACTCCTTCGCCACCTGATCCTAAATTTGCACCTGTGGTCTTTTCAGGTGCTCTTAGATCAAGTTCTGAAAAGTTATTATTGACTTTAACAAATGCTTCACGTAAATCGTCACCTGTTCCGTCGTTTGCTATTGTACCTATGTTAACTGTTTGAATTGCCATTTAAGTTCCTCGTAGTATTTACCTATTCTTTTTTCTCAGTCCAAAAACATTACTTGAATAAGGATTTGCTCTGCTGTATCTGTTGTATAACATTCTATTATAACCACCACATATATCGTTAGTGTCTCCGTAATTGGCATCATTGCCTTCATCTTTCAACACAGGTAAAGCATCAGCTTGTAATTTGCTTTTAAGTTGTGCCGGAGTCAAGCTAGGATCAGCCTGTAAGTAGATTGCACCTACACCGCACACCTGTGGAGAAGCCATTGACGTTCCACTGATGTTGGTTTGTTTAAAACTTGAATTACCAAAGTAAGGTGTGTTACCAAATCTTGTCTGAGTGCTAGTACAACTGATAATGTTCTCACCAGCAGAGAAAATATCAACTCCTGGACCTGTTGAACTAAAACTAGTCTTTTGTTCTGTTGTTGCATTTTCAGGAGTCATATCCATTGCTCCAACAATGATTGCTCCTGTGTCAAATGGTGAACTACCTCTATGATAGTAGTTGTTGCTAGATGTCCAAAAAATTATGTTATCATAATCAGGGTCTGTGCTGTCTGCTATTTTAAAACTGTTGTTGCCTGCGGCTATACAAATGTGTACACCTGCATCTACGCAGTCTTCGACATCAGCATCCACACTTGCTATCCTTACAGGATATCTGTAAGATGGAAATCTATAATATGGATAAAATCCATATGTGTCTCTATGATACGAAGTTGAGCTTGACCAACCTGGTGTACTTGAATTATAGGTTACACCTCTGTAAACATAACTTGTAATGTTACTGAAACTGCCGCCAATGGATCCACTGTAACCCCAACTGGCATTTACAATAGTTGGACGTTTATAGCCTGTCTTAGGATCAATTGGTTTGTTTTGATGCCAACCCTTGATTACATCAAAACAACTGCTTATGCTAATGCCTCCACTATCTCCACTACCTTCTAGTCCACCTACCTTGACACTATACACTCTGGCATTAGAAGCCCAGCCAAAATTTAATCCTGTTGCTGTTCCTCCACAGTGTGTTCCGTGTCCATCATAATCTCTATAGTGGTTTGAACTTTGTGAACCTGTTACACCAGAAGCCGCATACCAATCTATAAGTTGCATTCTTGTGTTTCCGTTTGCATCAAAAAATTCTGGATGATCTACTTGTAGGCCACTGTCTTGAATAACAACGTCAACTCCAGTACCGTCCATTGAATAAGGACGGCTAAAATCGCCTCCTAAAGATGTGCTTGTACCATACTTGTTTTCTTTGAAGCTATGTGTAATTTTACCCCAATCTCTGTAGTCTCCTGAGTCAGAAGATGATTTATTAAAATTTGCTGTTTGCACAGCATCATGTCCAATTTCTATATCATCTCTATCTTGAGGACGTAATTGTACATCTGTTACTCTATTATCATTTCTAAGAGATTCAGCTTCTGCTTCAGTAAGAGCATAGTGCGTATTACGTGTTGATAATTCTCTTTTGTCTGCTACGTCTACAGTTCTATTAGGTATGTCTCCTCCACCAGTTGAAGAAATCATTTCCTGATTGAATTGTGCATAGTCTACTCCTTTGTTAAGAGTTACAATGTATTCTTTTTCACTCATGACTACTCCTAGTGTAAGTCAACCCAAGAACCATTGGCATAGCCTTGGAACTTGTTAGTTGTTGTATTGTAAATCATATCGCCATTCGCTGACGTTAACGCATCTCTTTGAGTTGATGTAAAGCTAGCCAATCTAAGTGGACTACTGGTAATCTTTACTTGGTCTTGAGCTATAAGTTCAATAGAACTTGCACTATCAATTTGAGGTGTTCCAACACCTGAACTTTCAAAACTATCTGCTGTAAACTTTGCGGCATTGATGTTGCCATCAACAGTTAAATCGCTTCTCATTCTACATGGCGGTTCTATCTCAACAGTTGAACTATCATCAGTATCGATTACGCTGTTACTAAACGTAAAGTTTCCAATACTATCTCCGCCTGTACCATTAATCCATATACCATTACTTGAATCATATTTTAATACTTCATTATTTGCAGGAGTTGTAATTACGACATCTAAAAGGTTTGTAAGATTTTCGTTAGTTATGCCTGTGATAAAACCTGCGCCATTTGTAAGTTCATTTGTGTTTGTAGGTATTGTTGGTTTGTTTGTAATTACGCTTCCGTTATAATCTATTGATACTCCGCTTATACCTGAGAAAGGTATGTTAGTTAAGTTGCTACCATCACCGTAATAATTATCTGCATAAACGTTTAGCCACTTTATAGTATTTGTACCTAGACTGTATGTGCTACCAGCCGCAGGTGCAACATTACCTAGTGTTATACTATTTGTAGTTTCACTACCTGCTGTCGTGACTTGATCTAATGTTATGTTTGTTAAATTTGAACCACTACCATAAAAAGATAAAGCGTTTACACTTCCACCTACATCTAGTGTGTATGCTGGCGAAGTCTTAAATATTCCTATTCTGCTTGTGCCAGTGTCAATTTTTAAAGCAGTTGTCGTTCCTGCTACAGGTTTGACTTTGATTTCGAAATCTTGTTCTGTCTGTAAATTTTCTAAAATAGTATTACCGGATACATGTAATTTAATTCTTGGGGTACTGTTACCTCCAATGGTAAGTCCTGTATCATCATTTAAAGTAAGGTGCCCGTTTTGTGTGTAACTTTGATTTACACTAATTGCATCTGTTATTCCGTATCCAGCAAGTGTATTAGGCGTACCTGTTAACGAAGCAAATTGACCATCAAACATTGTAGGTCTATTAGTTAAGTTATTGTAATTTAAAAAGTAAGCACTGTCAAAGCCATCTAACGTGTCTGCGTTTAATCCTGCACCACCAGTTGTAATATCATCTGCAGGTGCCCATTTTGTACCATCCCATTTTAATACTTGTCCAGTACTTGGTGGATTAGTAATAGTGTCTACATCTAGTAAATCACTTATATCATCTACTAAATTAGGTTTATTACTTAAATCATTGTAGCTTCCACTTGTGGCTACAGTAGCCAATGCAGGTACACCAATTATTTCGCTGTATGCAACGTATCCGTTTACCCAAGCCGCTCCTCCACTCACTCCGCCTGTAGTGCTGTATTTTATAGTTTGATTATTTGCAAGTCCGTCAAAGTTTGTGTCAGGTGCTAAACCTCCACCTCCACCTCCACTACTTTGTCCTGTATTTGTAATAGTAATGGTGCCATTGAGATCGTCATAAACTATATCAATTCCTGTTCCTTCTCTAAGAATTGCGTTGACTCTATCATCAACTCTTTCATTTGTAAAGTATAATTTTGCTGTACCTTCTGGAAGTTCATCTGTACTCGCCGCTACACTTGGCTTATCTGTTAAATCATTATAACTACCACTAAATGGGTTGTAACTAACTCCGCCAATAGTTAATCCTGTTGCCGCTATGTTACCTGCACCAACAATTCCTGATCCTGTAAGGTCTAAGTTATCACCTGCTGGTAATTCTTTTAGTTTATTTTGATCGTCTCTATCAACTATAATTGGAAATCTATTTGCCATATCCTTTTCCTATTTGTAATATTTATCCTATGGTGCTACACTCTTATATGGGTGGCTGACAGGTAAATTAGCAGTCAAGCCCCATTTATGAGCAAGATAACCTTCTGCTTGTTCTATGTAAGTTTTGTCACCTCCGCCCGTGCCAGGTTGTCCTTGTGACACCAT